TTTGACACAGAGTTTAAACGTTACTTGTTAGAAAAAGGCGTAAACATTGATACTGCAATGTTTGATCTTAAATTCCAACCACCGCAGAACTTTGCAAGTTACAGACAAGCTGAAATTGATAATGCACGTATTCCAACATTTACACAAATGAGTGCAATACCGTATCTTTCAAATCGCTTTGCTATGAAACGCTTCTTAGGTATGAGTGATGAGGAACTTGCTGAGAACGAACGTTTATGGCGAGAAGAAAATGAAGAGAACTTAGAGCCATTACCAGGCGATGCTAGTGCAGAAATGCGCGATGCAGGAATTAGCGGAGCAGGCATTCAAGGTGACTTGGGTGGAATGGAAGACGAAGCACCTGAAGGTGCTGATGGAGTAGAAGGCGGAGATGCAACGGGTCCTGAAACTGTTACTGGAGACGAACTAGGTGCCCCAGCAGCAGGAACTGAGCAAACGATATAAATACAATATGATACTAAGAGAATTATTTTATCACGACCCTGAAACTGTTGAATTTGTAGACGACAAACGCTACGAAGAAGACTATGACGATTCGCCCATGAAAAAAGACGACACTCGTAAAACAAGATTGACTCTTAGCCAAATCAATCGAATCCGCAAAGCATCTGAGCTACATACAGAAGAGAAACGTGAAGAACAACACTTCATTAAACAAATGTATGGACTAGCAGCAAACGCAGAGGCAAGCGGAGTTTAATAATTGACAAAGACAGCATTCGTACTAGGTAATGGAACTAGTCGAACATCTATAGATCACACTCAACTAAAAGATAAAGGAATAATTTACGGCTGTAATGCGCTGTTTAGAGAATTTGATCCTGACTTTCTTGTTGCAGTTGATACTAAAATGATTCTAGAAATTAATAAAGCAGGTTACCAACACAGTCACAGTGTATGGACTAATCCTAACCGAGCTTTTAATGGAATGAACGGGTTTAATTTTTTTAACCCTAGTAAAGGTTGGAGCAGCGGTCCAACAGCACTATGGCTTGCTAGTACACACGATACACAAGACATTTATATATTAGGCTTCGATTACCAAGGCATTGATAATAGAATAAATAACATATACGCAGATACACAAAATTATAAAAAGAGCCACGAACGTGCAACATATCATGGCAACTGGACCAGGCAAACAATGATTACTTGTCAGAAATATGAACATAAACGATATATAAGAGTGTTAGGAGAAGATGCCTTTGTCCCAAAAGAGTTTTCAAACATACCTAATTTAGAGCATATAACCATAGGAGAATTTAAGAAATCCTTAAATCCTTCCCAAGTTTTACAAAACGATTCGTTTTGAGCCTATTTGTACCTACTTTTCTGTATAAAGAGTAAATATATTATGACAGCCCCGTGCAGAAGCTATTTTCTGTGCGTAACAAAACATTTATAGGAGTTAATAAAATGTCAGATCAAAATAAATTTGAAAAGATGCTAGAGCTACTTGTCAACGAAGACAAAGCAGCAGCAGAAGAATTATTCCACGAGATCGTAGTTGAGAAATCACGCGATATCTATGAGTCACTACTAGAAGATGAAGCTGAAGTTGATGAAGCTGATGACGAAGCAGTAGATGAGTCAGACGAAGACCTAGACGAAGCAGATGACGAAGAAGTTGATGAGTCAGACGAAGACCTAGACGAAAACTTTAGCTTAGATACATTTGAAGTTGAAGCAGACGACGACATGGGCGGCGATCCAACAGACGATATGATGGCAGACCTAGGCATGGACGACGAAGGCGGAGAAGGCGACGACGATATGGGCGATGCAGAAGATGATGCAGACGTTGAAGATCGTGTAGAAGACTTAGAAGATGCATTAGACGACCTTAAAGCAGAATTTGAAAAAATGATGGCTGGTGACGACGATGGCGAAGACGATGGCGAAGAAGCTGACGACGATGCTGAAGGCGACATGGGCATGGATGCTGAAGAAGAGCCAGAAGAAGAAGCAATGGCTTTTGAAGCAGCAGACGAAGAAGTTGATGAAGCAGACGAAGAAGTTGAAGAAGACACAACTGAAAAGTCAGCAACTGAAACAATGCGTGAGTATGTTGAAAAAGTAACAGCTACAATGGGCGACAACGGTGTAAACGGTAAGTCAGCAGTAGCAGGCGCTAACAACATGGGCGGCACAGCAAGTAACTTGAATCAAGCTGGCACAGATGCTGGTGTAGAAACAGGCGCAGGCAAGAAGATTGCAGGCAATGCTTTAAACGACCAAAACGCAAAAGACATTGGTACTGGTAACGTTAACGTTCCTGGTGGCAAGGCTGCAAAAGCAGGTAAAACTGTTCCTGCAGGGCATGGCGCAGAGAAAAAAGGCGCTGGCGAAACTGCTGACAAAGCAGCTGGTTCAACTCTAAACAAGTTAAGCAAGCGAGCTAAGTAAGCAAGGTTAAGGAACGCTAGATGAAATACTTACAAGAGCAATTGACATTCAACCAAGCTAATTTGGTGCTAGAGAATGCCAACGAGGGGAAAGACCTTTATATGAAAGGTATCATGATCCAAGGTGGAGTTCGAAACGCTAATCAGCGAGTGTATCCTGTGAATGAAATAGGCAGGGCTGTCAAAACTCTCAATGATCAAATTACTGAAGGTTTTAGTGTCTTAGGCGAAGTTGATCATCCAGAAGGACTTAATATTAATATAGACCGTGTAAGCCATATGATAACTGAATGTTGGATGGATGGCGATAACGGTTACGGCAAACTGAAAATTTTACCAACACCGATGGGAAACCTAGTTAAAACGATGCTTGAAGCAGGCGTTAAACTAGGCGTCTCGTCACGTGGTAGCGGTAATGTAGCAGAAGACGGTAGCAATACCGTCTCTGACTTTGAAATAATCACTGTGGACGTTGTGGCTCAGCCTAGCGCCCCTGGTGCATATCCTACACCCATTTACGAAACGTTAATGAATGCACGTGGGGGAATGAAGGCATACGAATTAGCACAGGCAACTAAGCACGACACACAGGCACAAAAGTATCTTAAGGAATCACTAATCAGTATGATTAGTAAACTCCAATGAAACAGGAGAAAAAGTAATGATAGATGCACTAAAAACACTATTTGAAAATGATGTTGTTTCAACTGAAATTAGAGATCAAATTGAAGAAGCTTGGGAAGCAAAAATTAACGAAAATCGTTTGCAGGTAACTGCTGATTTACGTGAAGAGTTTGCTGGTAAGTATGAGCACGATAAGTCAACTATGGTTGAAGCTATCGACTCAATGCTATCTGAGCGACTTGCTGAAGAGATTGCAGAGTTTACAGAAGACCGTAAACAGCTTGCAGAAGCAAAAGCAAAATATGCTGTTGCAATGCGCGAAAATGCAAATCTACTACAGGGTTTCGTAGCTGAGAACTTAGCAGGCGAAATTAAAGAGTTAAGAGCAGACAAGAAAGTAATGGCTGAATCATATGCCAAGCTTGAAGAGTTTGTTGTTGAATCTCTAGCAGGTGAAATTGCAGAATTTGCAGAAGACAAAAAAGACTTAGCAGAAACCAAGGTACGCCTTGTACGTGAAGCTAAGACACACTTTGCTAAAGTTAAAACTAACTTTATCGAAAGAAGTGCTACAGCAGTATCTGAAATGGTTGGCAAATCACTTAAAGGTGAAATCCATGCATTGAAAGAAGATATTGACGCAGCGCGAAGCAACGACTTTGGTCGTAAGATATTTGAAGCATTTGCAAATGAGTATACAACTTCACACTTGAATGAAAATTCAGAAGTTAGTAAGCTTATGGACGTATTAAATGTTAAAGATAAGCAATTGGTAGAAGCGAAAGCTTTTGCTACTAAAGCTAAAACACTTGCAGAATCAGCAAACAAAGAGAAATCTCGTTTAGTTGAGACAGCAAAGAGAACTAAGATTATGACTGGGTTGATTTCGCCACTAGGCAAAGATCAACGCGAGATTATGACAGACTTACTGGAATCAGTACAAACCGATAGACTACAAAAGTCTTTTGACAAGTACTTACCATCAGTTATTGACGGAAATACTCCAGCGAAGCGTAAGGCACCCCTTACAGAAGGCAAAGAAGTAACAGGCAACAGAACAGAAACAACAAAAATGACAACTAAAGCTGACGAGTCTAATGTATTAGATATACGCCGTCTTGCTGGATTAAATTAAGGAGATTATGATGTCAGAACTATTAGAATCACGCTGGGTAGACACCAAAAACGCACTTCTTGAAGGCCTTCAAGGCAACAAGAAGTCAGTAATGGCCGCTACACTAGAAAACACTCGCAAGTATTTGTCTGAGAGTGCAACAGCAGGCGCAACATCAGCAGGTAACGTAGCTACACTTAACCGTGTAATCCTACCAGTTATCAGACGTGTTATGCCAACAGTTATTGCTAACGAATTAGTTGGTGTACAACCAATGACTGGTCCAGTTGGACAAATTCACACATTACGTGTGCGTTATAGCGACACCAACGATGCTACTAACACAGCAAACGATGTAACAGCAGGGGACGAAGCACTAAGCCCGTTCAAAATTGCTGAAGCATATTCCGGTGACGGAACTGCTGGTAAAGCAGCATCAACAGCAGCACTAGAAGGTGCAGCTGGTCGTAAGATGTCAATTCAAATCTTAAAGCAGACAGTAGAAGCTAAGACACGTAAGTTGTCAGCTCGCTGGACGTTTGAAGCTGCACAAGACGCACAGTCTATGCACGGTATTGATGTTGAAGCAGAAATCATGGCAGCTCTTGCACAAGAGATTACTGCTGAGATTGACCAAGAAGTAATTGGTTCACTAGTATCTTTGAGTGGCACTGCTGCACAAACTTATGACCAAACTGCTGTAAGTGGTACAGCTACTTTCGTAGGTGATGAGCATGCTGCATTAGCAGTACAAATCAACCGCGTAAGTAACTTGATTGCACAGCGTACACGTAGAGG